GCGAGTAGGAAAGATCGTGCTCCAAATGTTAGTATAGCGCACAGCTTGTTGTACGACTTTAGTCATCATCCCATTGCGTCCAACAACGCGTTTACACTCGATGACTAACACAGCTTCTTCAGTGATATAAGCTAAGTCTCCTTGGCCACATTGTGTCGAAATAACAGTATATTCTTCATATGCTGGCTTACCTAACATAGACTTTACGTAGTTGACTATTGTCTGTTCTTGGGAAACTGGTGTCAGATCAGTTACTTCACTTATCGTAGAGTCTCCCCAGTAATCACAATCTATGGTATAACCACTGTCATCTGATTCACTAGCAGAATGCGGTTGATAATCTTTATCTCCAGTATCATATTTCTCCTTCCAGCGTGCGACACGTTCATCAAAATCAACGTCTAACGTCGTACATGGTAAGTTTTCTATTTCAGCAATTTGTTTCATTTGTGCTAACCGCTTATCAAACACTTCGCGTCCATGGAAAAACCATTCTCGTAGCGCACCATCTACATTTTGGCATGCCACTTCTTTAGGAGTGAGAGCTGACGACTTAACTACAGCATGTAACGACTTCATAATAGATTCCTCAGCTAGAGGTCCAACATATTTATTCAGAGTCGGTTCCCATCTAAAACTTCTCTTTAAGAAGTCTAATTCACGCAATGACATGTGAGGTCTAGGGACTGACGTCTTATCGGGCATAGTAAACGTAATATCAATTTCCTGAAGGATACTAGCCATGACTATGTGATTAAACTCGCTACAATTGGCGTCTGTTCCACACGCTGCGTCATCTCCATATGTGATAAGAGATGCAACGTCTCTAAATCGTGCTGGTCTATTCAACCCTACTTTCTTACCTAATTCACCCAAATCCTCAGGAGGATACACAGTGAAGAAGCAATATCTAAATAGGAGAGAATTCACAATACTATTAATGTATACTGTCATATTCTGTCCCGATGGGTTAGTGCCGTGAAAACGCATCAAGGTGCCATTATAAGCTATGAGTGGTGTGCACACTTCGTGAACAATAACTCGCATGCGTTTCAAGTCCGCTGGAGAATATCTACCGGACCAATTCGCTATTTTCATCATGACCGCAAAAGCGGACAATGTAAGCTGTGCTGGCATTCGCACATCGTACTTCTTATAATCTCCGGCTACGATTTTATCTTCGCCGAATTTAGTTATGAACTTTGTAAGCTCATGCCATTCGGGACCATGAGCATTAATGCCTACAGCTGTTTCTGCGATCAGAGGGTTCACAGACAAGAATCTAGCGATAGGAAGAAAGTACTTCCTAATGATGAACTGAAGCACAAGAGGTGCTCCTTCAAATACTCTGACCTTAGTCTCACCGACTACCCTTGGTTCATCTTTTAAAGCCGCACCAAATATAAGATTTAACGACTCATTAGCATCAGCTTGCGTCAACACCTTGTAAATGTATGCTTGGACCTCCACTGAAAACTGCTTAGGGCAAGCATGATCCTCAGTAGGTTCTAACTCCTCCATGTACCGCGATTTGGGACCTCCAATAGGATAACCAATGGAAGTACTCGAAACCATAGCATCGATGAATCTTTCACCATCCCGACCGGATATAGTCTCCTGGTCTGTTAATGGGGCTAATTGACTCGTCCAATACGAC